GCCCAAATTGTATCTTCCATACATTTTTTTTTACTATTCCAAATAGGCACGATCTGAATTGATCTTTTCATTATATCAAGCTTTCTAGCTTTACAATAATCTATTGCCATTAAAAGAGTTTCATCTTTTGCTACATTAGGATATAGCACCTCTTTAATTATTCTAAATTCTTCTTTTGAAACTCCTCTGTTGTTTAAAGAGATTTGGAAATTGATTTTTTGTTTTTGTAATTCGTTTTTCATGTTATTTAATTTTAGTTGTTAGTATTAATATTAGTTTTGGAAAACCTTAAAGACCCATTCTTAGCAAATTTATAAGTCCAGTCTTCGCCTTTAATTCCAATATGATTATCCATTTTTATTATAAGGTCACACTTAGCAGCTTCCATTTCTGTTTTAATTTTTAATTGTTCAGTGCCTGCAGCTTTTAAGTCATTTATTAAACCGTTCAATTCTTCATCTTCACGAGCATTTATTAAACCATATCTTTCCGGTTTAATAATGCTCAATAATGCTCTTTCTCTTGTTAATCTCTCCATACAGTCAATACTTAGTTTAGGCAGTATATTATCATCTAAAGCCTTCTCAAAGCGTTTTAAAGCTAAGATACAGAGGTTTTGGATGGTTTTATTTTCTGGGTATATGTAGTGGTATAGGTTGTAGTAATCATTTATATAGTTATGAACATTGTCTTTATACTCTTTTACTAAACCAAAACTATCAACAGCATATAAACCTCCAAGAATCTTACCCTTAAAAAAATCAGTATCGTAGTTTTTTTCTTTTGGTGCTATAGCTGCTAGGATTCCCCATCTTTTATCACAGACTAACATCTGATAATGTAATTGAAAAAGATAAGCCCATTTTAAGCCTTTATCAGCTTCAAAATTAAAGCCGTAGGGTGTTGTTTTAAGTTCAAGAATTCCATCACCACAACTACCATTACGCAGCTCATTGATATTTATTTTGTCGTCAAAATCTCTTAATCCCATATCTTTGAAAACTGGAAATGTAGTTTTTATAGTGGCTTCTAAATCTTTAATTCGCCAAATCCATCCATCCGGCGAGCAGGAAGCCATCTTATTAACTTTTTCATTAACTACGAAATCTTTACTGCCCTCAAATTCAATTTGATTTTTAAATTTCTCTTCTTGACTAAGCCTATACAATATATAGCTTTCCATTCCCAAACCAAACTGGCTATTCACTTCACTAATAGAATCATCCTGAACACCAAACTTTACTTTTAAATATAGCTCTAATGGAGTTTTAAAAGCCTTCTCATTACCTAAATCAATATTAGCTTGCTTTAGCTCCTTTTTACAGTAATGAGCTGCCAGGCTGAATATTTCAGAAGCACCTATTTTTTTAAGTTTTTCAGCGTACCATTCGGGAGTATGTTGTTTAATCATGATTTTTAAATAAAGTTAAAAAATAAAGTTAAAAAATAAAGAGATGACGGCCTGGAAAGACCGTCAAGTTCATTTAACGACCAGAACCATTGTCAAGGAGCGGTGGTATTATTCAGTTTTTCCTTCCTGTACTTCCGCTTACCCTTTTGTGCCTTCATCTTTGACTAGGCTAGCCAAAAAAAAGCTGCAGAGCAATAAATAACCATTGCAGTAATAAATAATAATGCTTTTAAGACGTTTGGATGAAACTTATCAAATTCCTCTTTGTCTTTGTCTTCCATTTTTGTTATTAAAAAGATAATTTTAAATGCTTGAAAAGTAGTTATTACATAAAGAGGTATAAAAATAATAATACCCAGTGAAAAAAGGGTAAATTCCTCAACTGTATATTGATCCGTAGAATTGAAAAACCTATCAATATAAAAAGTCACAAAATATATTACAGCACTTAAAAAACCGGCTATATAAATTATAAGACCCAATACATTTAATAAAACTATATTAAAACTTATCTTCAATCTCAATTTTAAACTCCTGTAATTCTTTTATATTTCTTTACAAGGTCAATTAAAGCAGACCTAACAACAGATGATTTAGTCATGGCATGCTTCCGTTGTTTTTCTTTATTAAAATATTCAATAGCTTTATTAGCTTCATCTAATAAATCGTCATCTAATTTTATTGTTATACTTTTTATGGTCATATTGTTTGTATTATATTAATGGCACTTATAAGGATTTAAACCTTGAGCGCTAAGTAGAAATCAAATCAAAAGGTCTCTACCCAATAACCTTCAATAATCCCTAAATAGGGCTGGGAATAAGTGCCATGAACATTATTAAACACCTAAATCTATAAGTCAATACTTTTTATTGCTAAAGTAAATTGTATCATTTTGAACAAGTAAATAAAAAATAAAGCAAAAGTATTGATTTATTACTAAATACATGCAATTATATCCTCATCAAGTCACAAAGTCTTAAAGCTCCAAGGACAACATAGACATTGATTTGAAAACCAATTACTTTTATTAACTTTAACTATAAACGACATGAAAAATAAAACAGTACTTAAAGAAGTGACAATAAAAACTTCAAGATTTAAAGGCAAAAAGTCTCTTCAAGTAGGCATAGTCCATATTGTTAAAGTTGGGATTGATGCTTACAAAACTTATATACACGGTCGGGAAGAATATTTGTCTTATTGGGCTGGATATAATTTAAAACAGGTGCTCAATGATTTTTTAAAGGAAGATATTATAGAATTCTAATTACTTTTATTAACTTTAACTTAAATTGTTATGCTCGAACAAATAACTTTGTCAGAATTAAATCTCTTATTACAAGAGTTCATAAAAAAAAGAGATATTAAAATAGATCAGAATCCTGAAAGAACGGGAGAAATAGTTGTAGATACTATGCCTATCTCAAGGGTTTTAAGAGGAACTATTGAGGAATTAAAAAAAAGAGGAGATGAAACAATAGAGTTTGATAAGTGCGCAGTGCAAAAAGCAATTAATTTATTAACTTAACTTTAAAACAACTAAAATCATGATAACAGAAGAGCAATTTTTAGAGAAATATCCAAAGCACGAAATTCACTATAACGACCTAAGAATCAATCATGACCACTTCAAAACTTCTGATTGTTTCTGGGATTGTAATTGTCTTGGTGAAGGTGAGAGATATATTCATAATAAGAAAGAAACACTTACATGTATCAAATGCGGTGCTCATGAAAATGAGCAGGCGGATTCAAGAATTAACGAAATAATACTTCACCAAAAAAATATTAATTTAACTTTAATTTAGGATAAGTTATGTACGGAATAAAATATATTTCAACCACAGATTATTTTAACATAGATAAAGAAAAACAAGAACAGTGTATAAGGAATGCTCAAGAGAGCTGGAACACGCAAGAAGTGCGAAACAGCTTAAAGAGAAGTAGAAAAAAGGCTAAAATTGTATTGAAAATAGTTAAATATATTTAACGTTTTTATAAGGGTTTTTATTAATAAAATTAAGGTATTTAAATGACAAAATTAACTAAAGAAGAGTTAAAACAAATAAAAGATTTAGCTCTCGAAATCAAAAACCAAGACCCGGAGGGGAAGAGGTGGGGAACTGCTGAACCTTTGCAATTCTGGCTTCAAGACATAGAGGAAGAGCAGGAAAAAATAAATGATCCTGAACACTATATTTATAGTCTTAACGGAGATTATTATTATAAAGGAAAGAATGCAGAAGAAATTTTCCAAGAACTAAAAGATGATTATGAGTTTTACGAGGATGAGAGCGAGCAAGACAAAATAGACGAAATAGAAAACGAAATGATAGGAGTAAAAACCAGATACGACACTAAAAGAGTATTCTTGACATATAAAGCCGCTGAAAAGCATCTTAAACAAAATTATTATCATTATTCGTCAAGGGCAAGAATCTACTGTCATCATGCTTGGAGAAACCCTGAGGCTGAATTAGTACACAAATTGATTTTATCATTTTTAGAGGAGGGCGAATCCGAAAATAACATACACCACAAAGCAGAAGACCAGATCATATACGAACTAGCTAAAAGCCTCATGGAGCTAACAGAAAAATACATAGCTCATGGAGCTAATAATCCTATACTTAGTGAATTAGGTTTATTAAAAACTCATAGTACAGATAAGGGAATATCTTTTTCTTGGAAGCTAAACTGGGAAAATTTAGAAAGACTTAAGGGGGTTGGGGATGAGTAACAAACCTCTTAAAATAGCTAAATTCTTATTGAAAGAATCTGATTTATCTTGTATTTGGGATGACCATATAGGCTATACAAAACAATATGTTTTTAAAGATTATTCTTACCAGGAAATTCAAGAAGATAGTTCTTTAAGACTTAAGTGGTATCGACAGCAAGAAAGATATTGGGGAAGGGGATGCGTACGTTTAATAAATAGTAACGAATGGAAGGGGGCTAAGGATGACTAAAATCAAAGCAAAACTAATCGAGCTGCATGTCGGAGGTTTCTCAACCAAAAAAGACAAAGAGGAATTTGATAAATTTCGTAAGGCTTTATGGAGCTTTAATGATGGTATAGTTATAAGTCAACTCTACAGTAAAGAAGGGGAGCTTATGAGCTTTACTGTGGATAGTAAGAAGGCTTTTAAAATAATTAATGAATTAATTAACGAAAAATAGGAAATTATGGAAGATTCAAGATTTAGGTATAGAGCATGGATTTATTCTACCAAATCTTGGATGGGCGATTTTCGAATATCAGATGATGGGGTATATCTGTATGAAGTAGGAGGCGAATGTTATATTATTGGAGATTCTGTTAAATTAATACAAAGCATCGGCCTCAAAGACAAGAACGGTAAGTTGATTTATGAGGGGTATATTATGATAGATGACGACTCAAAAGAAAAACTTATGCACATTGCTCTATTTAAAGGATGTTCTTTTGGAGTTTGTCAAAAGAAATTCTGGTTTAAACAGAGAGATTTTAGTTTTTGGATTCCTAAACAACACCAAGCTAATCATTTTAGAATAATCGGCAGCATCTACGAAAATCCCGAACTTCTAGAACAAAACGCCGCAAAATAAGACACTCCAAAATAGCCTCAAAATAACACAGATTTAGTTGATTGTTTTGTTTTAGGGTTTAATATGAGGTCAACCAAGCTTGGTTATCCGGGGTAGGAGTAACTGCCTACCCTGCACCTTTCAGTTACAATAATTTATTATTTAGGTATGGCACATCAGAAGAAATCAAAAGACTTTTCAACAATTACACAGGAAGAAGTTAGAGACTGGACAAGTTCCCATCTTGGAGATTCTTGTGCAGATGAATATCTGAAAAAGATATTGACAGGAGAATACGATTTAAAGGAAGCTAGAGAACAACTTCTAAGTTTCAGGGAGGTCAAAGATGAATAAATCAAAAGACGAAGTCTTAAAAGAAATCAAAAATCTTTCAGATATTAATCCTTATTGCTTAGACACAAATCTTAAAGATGTTGTAATGTTGGTTAATACAATCCAAAAAATACATAAATTATGTAAGGGGATTAAGGGGATTAAGGGGATTAAGGAGGTCGGGGATGAGTAAAGGCTTTATAGCTACACATAGAAAAATATTAGACTGGCAATGGTATAAAGACATACCTACCTTTAAATTATTCATGCACCTTCTGCTTAATGCTAATCACAAACCCAAGAAATGGAAAGATATTGATATTAAAAGAGGAGAATTTTTGACAGGGTTAATTAGGCTTGCTCAAGATACCGGTTTGTCACCCCAACAGGTCCGCACTGCAATAAATAAGCTAAAATCAACAAACGAAATAACAAGCAAATCAACAAACAGATTTACTATCATAAAGCTATTGAATTACAGTATCTATCAAGATAAAAAAGAAGAAATCAACAAGCAAATCAACAAGCAAATCAACAAACGGATAACAAACAAACAACAAACGGATAACAAACGGATAACAACAACTAAGAATGTAAACAATGTAAACAATGTAAACAATAAAAACAGTGTTCCACTTTTTGACCCTAAAAAATCCCCACCCCAAAAATACAATTCTTTTCAATTCCAAGTTGCAAAACAACTTGGAACACATATCAAATCAATAAAAAATATATCTTTAAAAAAAGGTGATATTAAGCGGTGGGCTAATGAAATTAGACTCTTACAAGAGATTGATTTAAAACCCAGAGGAGAACAGCAAAGCACAGAAGACATAACAGCAGCCATGGAGGCTATTATAAAATACGGCAGCAGTACTGAATTCTTCCCGGTTGTTGAAAGCGGCGGAGCTTTTAGAGATAAATTTCTAAAGATTGAGAATTTTTTAAACCAAAGCAGTAAAAAGCCTAAAGTTGTAAAAGACTGGGAGAGTTATAATTCTAAATCTAAATCCAAATCTAAACTATGAAAGACGAAGAAAAAGCTATAAAAAACAAAATAAATATTGAAGACATGTTGGAGTCCTCTGCCCAATACTGGCCGAGTGAAGCTGCTGAACCTGACTCTCCTTTGCATGAAGACTTATTAAATTTGTTTAAAGCTAAAAAAGCATTGGTGATAGACGGGGCTTTTATCTGGTTAAAAGAAAATTATAAATATAAAAACTACCCAAAAATTTTCAATTGGAAAGAAGCTTTAGACGCAGCCAAAAGCAAAGTTGATAACAACCCTCATCTGTTGGCGTATGATGCAAAAAAAGCAGGTGAGGATTTAGAAAGTTTGATAGTAAATTTAGAATTATCTAGCCAGTGGCATAATATAAAACCCAAGCTGGGGCATTGCTTTGCGAATGAAACTCATGCCAATTTTTTTGATAACATAAAACCCCTGAAATTAACAAATGATTATATTTTTCTTTGCAAAAATAAGTTTGAAATGCACTGGATTAACAGGGAGTTTGGGGATAGATTAAAAGAATTATTTAAAGATAATCGTGTTTTGCTGGCAGCTAAAACAAAAGACAAACTCACCGGCACGGAAATTATTGAATATCAAGTTTTAAGCAAAGACATTCGATATGGTGCTTTTCCATTTCGAGATTTGATAAAATATTTTGATTTGAGGGATTAAATATGATTTTAGATCAATTCTTTGAGTAATATAGTGTACGAGAAATAGGTAGTAATGTAAATTAGGTACTTGCGCTTATCTTAGAATTAAATATCGCTCTATGGGGCTTAAAATGAATATTATTTTATTAACTTTAACTTAAAAATCTCATGAAATGGAAACCAATAAAAACAGCTCCAAAAGACGGGACTGAGATTTTATTATATACAGAGGCGGGACAGGTTATGGAGGGCTACTGGGCTGATAAGGTATATACCGGAACTGGTGAGGGGTGTTGGTCATTTAGACTTTATAACGCAGAGAATGACATTATGCAAATAATTAATTGGAGTGTGGTCAATAGGCTTTTTAAGAAGTGTAGCAAAATTACCAAAAAGCAATTATTAAAAGCGGTGGCCATTACCGAGGTTGAAACTGTAGCACCTACCCATTGGATGCCTTTACCCCTATTACCTAAGACTTAATATTAACTTTAACTTAAAAAATTATGACTAAACAAAAAGCTATATCAATATTATCTAAATTATCCAACAAAGATTTAGAATATAAATTAGAAGAATTTGGATACAATCTATCAATCAATTCCTTAACTAGATCAAGAATAGAATCTGAAATCATTGCTGAATTAGATTATTATTGTGATGCGCAGATAGAAGAATTATTACAAAAATTAACTTAATCGCAAAAAACATAGCGCTTGCGAATAAGGATTTTCTTAGTGGTAGATTTGCGACTAAGATTTATTAACTAAAATATAAAAAATATAATGAATATGAAAAAACATCTTGTCTACTTCTGGCGCGGAATTAAAGCAATAGTACCCTATTCTTTAACTTTGATAATATCTATAACACTTATGAGTCTATTTTTTTACTGGCTTGAAGAAGGCAAATATATAGAAAAATCTTTTATTATCGTTGCATCAATTTTAGTAATAGCGATTGTTTATACGGTAGGTATACTTGTTATAACTGGGGAAGATGAGCATTTAAAATAGCAATGTGCAAAAAATGCACATTGCAAATTCTGATAAACCAGTGAAACACTTTTCGGGAATTCCGAAATGTCTCTAGTCAGCCTGTAATTTTAATTATAAACAACATGAAAATAACACTAAGTCAAATTAAAGCCAACTCACCATGTGAAGCTGGGTTTAAAAAATTACTTAAATCATTAAACAAAACTAAAGCTGATGACACCCAAGTATCTATTAAACATATTTTGGAATCTAACGGGGTGCTTGATACTTTGTGGGTAATTGATAATCTATGTGAAGATAAAAGGAAAGTGCAGTTAATGTGTGCTGATTTTGCTGAAAGAGTTTTATATATTTGGGAAGATTGGGCTAAGTATTATATCAATGATAAAGATCACTTCAACGCACCAAGAAAAGTGATTGAATTAATAAAATCAGGAGCAAGCGAAAAAGAAATTACTGCTGCTGTTGCTTCTTCTTCTGCTGCTGTTGCTTCTTCTTCTTCTCGGGCTGCTTGGGCTGCTCGGGCCGCTTCTTATGCTGCTTCTTATTCTGCTGCTTCTGTTGCTTCTGCTGCTGCTGCTACTGCTGTTCGGACTGCTGAAAGACGGAAACAAAAAGAAATAATATTAAAATATTTTGATTAAGAAAACATTATTAACTTTAACTTTTTAAGGAGCTAAACAATGACTAAAGAATTAACAAAAGAATTAGAATTTATAAGAAAGGCTGTTATTATGGCTTGTCATTCAGAGTGTGAGAGCTTTGAGGACGCTTTGGAGAAAGAGTTAGGTTTTGGCTGTATTTTTACACACAGTTTAAGACTTTCAACATTTAAGAAATACTGGCAAATAGTTAATATTACAAATAGCGATGTTTTGCAAGCAAAGCTTTTAAATGATGACGGTTTGAGACTTGGAACTTTTTATTATCAAGAGGATTTATGGAAAGAACATACTAAAATCATAGGCAAGCCCATCACCCTTGCAAGAGTCTTGATTGCCTTTGAGAAAGGCGGCGCATGTACATCAACTATGATTTATAGAACTGGTGAATGGAAATTATCTGTTACAGCTTTTACAGACAAGTTGGTAAGAACTATAGTTACAAAATGGGATCTAACCAAAGACTTAGACCAACAATCAACCGAATTAATTTTATCAATCTCAAAACTATTAGGATTATGAGTCAAATTAAAGAATTTGAAGAAAAATATCTTTTCTTAAAAAAGAAAGAAAATTTAACAGAAAATGAGTATCGTCAAATGATTTGGTTAGAAAATGCTTTACAAGAAACTAATGAAGTAAATTGTTTAACTGCAAATGAGGGAATTGTTACATGTGCATCTTACAAACATAATTCAAAATAATAGGCTATGAAAAATAAAATGACTAATCAAGAAATAAAACTTTTAGAAAAAATAAAAATACCTACAGACATCCTTATAGGAAAGACTCTTTTTAAGAAAGGCTGTTCTTTTTTGACTTTAATTAACAAAGCAAATAACTTGTATGATGATTTAGATAGTGTATTTAAAGAATTTCCTGAAACATTAACTTATTTATTTAATAAATAATAGGCAAGTATATGAAAAATAAACTTTATAATTCTACGGTAGTAACAATAGACGAACATAATAATGTCTCTGAAATGCTAGAAGAAACTGACAAAATACTAATCAGAAGTCCCATAAACATTGAGACTCTTGTTGAGTCTTTGACTAGAAAAGATGATGAAGAGGGGAAGGATGATTGAATTAAAAGAACTATCACAAAACGATATAGGCAGAACTGTAAATTGCCTAAAGCCTGGTAAGAAAAAACCGGAAGAGGGTATAATAGAATCTTATGATGAAGATTATATATGTGTAATTTTCCCTTTAAAAAAAACAGACGAGATTTATAGTGAATTGCTAAAACAAAATCTTCTTGAAGCTTACCAAGCAGATAAAAGGGGTGTATGGATACATCATGAAGAACTGGAATTTAGTTAATTACTTGCATACTATACTATACAAGTAACAGTGGTTTGTAGTTATAGTGTAATGTGCAAGAATTTGACATCTAGCGTTTAATTAATTACAAAAATAAATATGAAAGAAAAACTTTTAAAAATAAAAACATTATCAGAAAGAGGCGGAACGAAAGGGGAAAGAAAAAGCGCTAAATATTTGCTTGATAAGCTTTGTAAAAAATATAATATTAATTTAAAAGATATTAAAGAACTAACCGATATTGAGGTGAGTTATTCTGATGGCATGAGAGTTAAATTTCGTAATGGTTTAAAATTTGGTGACCATCAATTCCCTAATGGGGCTATTGTGAGATATTTTGCAGATGGTAGAAGAGAAGTTTTGAGAGAGGCAGTTCAGCAAGTTCAGATTAGAGTTGTTAATACATTTGGTAGATTCGGAACTATTTCTTTTTTTAACAACACAACAACAACATCAACAACGGGTTGGTAAATGAAAATATGTAATTCTTCAAGTAGCACTAACAAGACTCACTCAAATAATGCTCAAAAAGTGGGGGGTAGTGAGTCTTTAAATATTAAGAAAGATACCATCATAAAAGCTAAATCAAATGGTAAGAAGATTGCTTATAAGGAGGTTATAGATGGCAAATAATGAGAATCTATTAAAAGGCAATCCTGCAACAGAATTTTCTAGCGGTCAAGAAGCGGTCGAGAATGGAGCAAAAGGAGGCTTAGCCAGCGGCATAGCTAAGAGAAAGGAGAAAGTATTTACAAAAACTATAACCGATATTCTAAATAGGCCAGCAACTAATAAAATGCTGAAAATGATTCAAAAGACATTCGAAGTAACCAAAGATGTTAAATTAACTTTAAAAGAAGCTATGGTTTATGCTCAGACTATAAAAGCTATTAACAATAAAGATACTAAGGCCTTTAATGCTTTAGTTGATAGGGTTGATGGCAAAGCAGTGCAAGAAACTGAATTAAAGGGCAATCTACATACTACTGGAATTACTAAAATTATTAGAGATGATATTAAGAGGAGTGAGGATGATTAAAATAGAAAAATCTATCCCCAGTAAACATAAAGGTTGAAGCAACTTACTTCACCGCACGGAGACACAATGAAAGAATTAAAACTTAGTGAGCAGCTAGCCCTAAAATTTCATAATGTACATTGTGATATTACGGAAGAATTATATTCTGATTATTGGCTTAAAGGCGGCCGGGGCAGTACAAAAAGTACGTTTGCAGCAGTGGAGATAATTTTAGGCATCATAAGCGATCCCCAAGCTAATACAATATGCTTTAGAAAAACTGCTAATACTCTAAGAGACTCAATTCTTGAAACTCTTTTGTTTGCTATTGATAAGTTAGATGTGTCAGATGAGTTTGATTACATTAAGTCACCTATTGAAATAACATATTTACCAACTGGTCAAAAAATAATACTAAGGGGCTTAGATGAGCCTAGTAAGCTGAAATCAATTAAAATCCGTAAAGGTTATTTCAAATTTCTTTGGTTTGAAGAAGGTGAGGAATATTACGGTATTGAAGAAATAAGAAGTGTAAGACAATCTATTTTAAGGGGTGGTGATAAGTTTATAACTTTCTTTACCTTCAACCCCCCACGTAATCCCCATCATTGGCTTTATAAAGAGCTTGAATACAATAATCCAGATAGATTAATCCACCACTCGCATTATTTGGATATTCCGGCTCATTGGTTAGGAAGTCAGTTTATTAAAGATGCCGAAAGATTAAAGTTAAATAATCCTGAAGCTTACGAGCATGAATATGGTGGAATCCCACTACAAAACCCAGAAGAAATAATATTTAGCGGTAAATACGAAGTAAGAGACTTTGAGACTCCACCAGTAGCACAAATGCACCAATGCCGTTTCTTTTTTGGTGCTGATTGGGGTTTTGCTAATGATCCAAGTGTGTTACTTAGGATGTTTATTAAAGATGGTTGTTTGTGGGTTGATTATGAGGCTTACGGTTATCATATAGAGATAGATCATTTAGGTAAACAATTATTTGACAAAATACCGGAATCAAGAAGATACCCGATCAAAGCAGATTGTTCAAGACCTGAAACAATATCTAATGTAGCTCGACAAGGATTTAATATTTCTGCTGCTGAAAAATGGACAGGCTGCGTAATAGATGGCATTGAATATTTAAAAAGCTTTGTTAAAATAATAATTCATACACGATGCCCGAAGCTCTTAAAGGAAGCGCAGCATTATAGTTACAAGATAGATAAAGTGACTAAACAGGTATTGCCAGAGGTTAACGACAAACACCAGAACGGGGTAAAGTTCGATCATGGCTGGGATTCAGCTAGATACGGTTTAGATGGCTATATTAAGAAAAAAATATCAATTTTTGATGTACCTTTATAATTTAATAAAAAATAATTATACTTGTCTATGGTTACTTTTGAAGCCTTATTAGAAGAAATCTTTAAGATTGATCCATTAGAAGAAGCAGCTGCTATGGAATACATCCAAGCTTATCATTTAGCATATCTTTGTCAAGAGAAAGAGAAAGAGAAAGAGAAATCTTTATTTTAATTGACTTTATCAACACAAAATATAAAAATTAAGCTAATATCAATTTTATATAAATAACATGACAAATCCAAATAAATTACTTCCTCGTAAAGAGGCTGCAGATTATTTAGGACTCAAAGAAAATACTTTAGCAATATGGGCTGTAAAAGACAAAAAACAAGGTTTACAACGTTTACGCTTTATTAAAATAGGGGGTGGCGCCAAGAATGGCGGAACTGTAAAATATAGGCAAAGTGATTTAGATTCATTTTTAGAAAAAAATGTTATTTGTTATAAGAAAAATCAAAAGGCAATAACTTAAATTATAATTTTATGTCAAAATCATATACAAAAAAACCGATGAATATTGAAGCTATTCAATGGACTGGTGATAATATTGAAGAAATTACTATCTTTATAAAAGGAGATGCAGAATTTGATATGTCTAATATTTTAACAATAAACACTTTGGAAGGAAAGCATAAAGCTAATATCAATGATTATATTATAAAGGGTATAAAGGGTGAGTTTTACCCCTGTAAGCCGGATATATTTGAGGCTAGTTATAGCATGGGCGAATCAGAGAAAGATATTGGTGCTTATTTGTTTTTAGGTTGTTCTGGTGAGGATGAGGTAGCTCAACTTTATCACAACGATTTTTCAAGAATTAAGCAAATAGTAGATAAAGGCAATTTATGCAGAATAGGCATTGACTTACAATCTGCCCCAGTTTCAGAAGTTGGGATTGATGGAATGCAGATTGAAGATATTATTTTGGTAATAGCTGAAATAATCAAATCTTTTAATTTAAAAATTCCTTGCCGTGAAAGCTCTATAGTTATTACAAAACTTGAAGAAGCTCACTTGTGGTGCTTAAAAAGAAAAATGGATAGAGAAGTAAGAGGCGCTGAAGGCAAAAACGAGAAATAAATTAACAAATCTTTTAACTGACTCATAAAAGATGACAAAAACACAAAAGGCAAAACGCAAGATTTTAACCTTGCCAAAACCAAAAACGCACATACTAGATAATAGTAAGCAAGAAGCCTTAAACAATGGCTTAACTAGCTTTACTACTGGCTTAGTAGGTATTACAGGCAAACAGCTTTCAAGTACAGATGGTATAATTGAAAATGCTAGATATGGTTTAGATGTATCTTTAAATCGATCAATGCTTGAAGCTTCTTATACGACTTTTGGCTTAGTTCAAACATTCATAGATCAGCCTATCGATGACGCTTACCGTGGTGGGATTAAAATTACTGCTTCTGATGAATTAGACGAAGATAATATTCGAGACCTTAACACCTACATTAAGCAGCACCAAATCATAGCAGAGATAAAAGATTTAAGGAGATGGGCTAGGCTCTACGGAGGTGCCGGCATGATTCTTGAAGTTGATGGTCAAGACCCGGAAGAATCATTTAGCATTGATTCTATTGATAAGAATAGTGAGTTTAGATTCTATGCTGCTGATTTATGGCAGCTTAACCAAGTTATAAACCCCCCATATGGCGAAAAGGTTCCATTTCGGCCAGAATTTGAAGGTAAGACACCTTTCTTAATGCTTGGAGTTCCTATTAATAGGGATAGAGTAGTAAAAACTATAAATAAGAAAGCTCCCTTTAGACTAAGATCACAACTTAGAGGCTGGGGAATGAGTGAGCTTGAGAGACTTGTAAGAGACTTAAATAATTTCCAGAAAGCTGAAAATGTTATTTATGAATTGCTTGATGAGTCAAAAATTACTGTTCATAAATCTACTGGCTTTAATTCTGCCCTTATCTCTTCTGCTTCGGAAGCTCAAATCTTAAAAAGATTCCAAATAGCAGAACAGGCTAAAAATATCTTAAATGCAATAATTATTGATGGAGAAGACAGCGTAGAACAAATGCAAGTTGATTTTACGGGCGTAGCTCTAATTATGCCGGAATTAAGAAAAGGGATTGCCGCCTCTTTAAGAATGCCGCTGACAAAAATATTTGGTCAATCTGCTGCCGGATTTAACGCAGGGGAGGATGATTTAGAAAATTATAATTCAATGGTTGAGTCAGAAATAAGAGGACATGATGACCATGTTGTTTTATGGATTCTTAAGATAATAAGTAAAAAGCTTTTTGGCTTTGTACCAGAAAACTTGAATTTTGAATATAAACCTTTAAGAATTTTAAATGCTGAACAAGAGGAAAATGTTAAAGATAAGAAATTCGCAAGAGGTGAAAGAATGGTAGAACTGGGAAGATGGACAGATGAGGAATTTGACGACTATGTTAAAACTAACAATTTATTATAAACTTTAATTAAAATAATTATGGCAAATCTGCGATCTTTTCAAACTGAGTTAATAATCGGCAGACTTTATAAAATAACAGAAATTAAACCTAGACCGACTAGTAATGCTTGGATTACTATTCAGGGCACTGGTGCAGTTGATGTTTATGTTGCAGAAGACGGAACTGTAACACCTGGAGATGACCCTGTTGCTTTAATAGAAATGGGGAAAACTATTGAAAACACTGTAGTTTCTCAATCAATGGAAGGTAATCATAATTTTATCTCTATCCAACAGAATAGCGGAACTAATACAGTTTATATAAGCGGTGTTACTGCTGAAAATTTGGCGGCTATTTCATAATGATTTTTTATGACAAAACTAAAACCGATTAGATTTTCAAGAACAAAAGAACGTCAAATCGAAAAGGAGATATTAACCTTTTTAGAGGAAACGATATTTAATCCAATAATTGATGGTTTAAAGCAAACTAATGATAATCTTGATAATTCCAAGAGTGACATAATAAACGCTCTTAAAGCTAATAGAATAGAATTCTCAGAGGGAAAGTTTAAGGGCAAATTTAATGCAAGAATTTCTTTAACATTCAGAAAGCTGGGCGCGATTTTTAATAAAAAAGATTCTTCTTTTAAGTTTCCTTTGGCTTCTGAAATGCCGGCTGATATTGCTATTGCAATAGCAAGACAACAAGGTAATTCAGCTTTATTGAATGAAACCGCTTTAAATGCTATTGATGCCATCAATGCAAAACAAGCTTTAAAGAGTTTAGAATTTACAGACAAGTTTGACGATGTAATAAAAAACATTGACAAACAGTTTAGCAGCAGTATTAAATTAACTAACATAGCATTTTCAGATATTACCGAAACTGCGAAGTTAGCCATTGCCAAAGAGTGGTCAGATAATCTGAAATTATTTGTAAAGAAATTTACTGATGAGCAGATAATTGAATTAAGGCAATTAGTTCAAAGAAATTTTGAAGTAGGCTTTAGAAGCCAGAATTTAGAACAAATACTTACTAAGAAATTTAATATTAGTAAGAATAAGGCAAAGTTTTTAGCAAGACAGGAGACTAGTTTAGTTTCAGCTAATTATG